ATACGTAGCGCTGAAAAAGGCCGAGCAGTTGGCTTAGGTGTTTTAGGCTGGCATACTTTGTTGCAGCAAAAGGGAATTGCTTTTGAAGGATTATTAGCACAATTTAAAACACGTGAGATTTTTAGTAAAATTAAAATTGAGTCTGAAAGAGCGTCGAGAAAGCTTGCAGAAATATATGGGGAGCCGCTCTGGTGTGTGGGTACTGGTATGCGTAACACTCATCTTCGGTCTGTGGCTCCTACAGTCTCTAATAGTAAGCTTAGTGGCAATATATCTCCTGGAATTGAGCCTTGGGCTGCCAATGTATTTACAGAGCAATCGGCTAAAGGGACGTTTATACGCAAAAATAATGAACTTAAAAAAGTATTTAAAAAGATTGGTATTGATACCAAAGAAATTTGGGATAAAATTTTGGAAGATGGTGGATCCGTTCAAGGAATTAAAGAACTCGATGGATGGTTTTACGATCACCTCGGACGACTAACTCAGGAAGATGGCGAGCCAGTTAAAAATGTATTTAAAACATTTAAAGAAATAAACCAATTAGAATTGGTTGGTCAAGCGGGTATACGGCAAGATTATATAGATCAGTCAGTATCGCTTAATTTAGCTTTCCCTTCAGAAGCAGAACCTAGATGGATTAATCAGGTTCATTTTGAAGCTTGGAAAAGAGGTATAAAAACATTATATTATATGCGTACAGAATCAGTATTGCGAGGCGATATAGCCGCAAAAGCAATGGATCCTAGTTGTATATCTTGTGATGGGTAAAAAAAATAAAGGGGTAGCCGTAAATGGTTACCCCTTTTTTTTATTTATTATCCTCGCTTTTTAAAATATTCTTTTTTCATAAAAGAATAAGGATTCGAGTCTTCACTTTCAAAACTTCCTAAAGATTGAATATTGTTAGAAAGCAAATCTGAATTATCATTTCCAATAGATGAAAAAGAGCTAAATATATTTTCAGTGTCAGTTTCTTGCTGGGCTTTTTTTGTAGCAACCTCAGCACTAGCTCCTGATAAAGTTGAATCATTAGTAGGAGCATCATCTGTTTCACCAAATCCTCTTATTGGTGCAGCTTGCTCTCCTCTTGCTAATTGACTAGCAAAGTTTCTAAGATATTGTTTTCTAGCTTCACTTCTTTTTTTCTTTAAAGCTGCTGCATCTTGAAATGTAGCTTTATCCCCCATTCTAAACGCTAATCTTTCAATAGATTTATCTTTTCTACTTTGCTTTTTATCAGCTCTATCTTTCATTTTTTCAAGCTTAGCTAATTTTTGCTTGTCAGATTCAGATAAAGAACGCTCTTTTTTTGCTTTGATATTTTCTCCTTTAACAGAAGTGTCCAGCTTTTTAATTTTAGCGTCTGTAATACTACTAGCTACTGATTGTTTTTTTCTTTTAGGTGTAGAACTTTTAGGTGCAGAAGAAGAGGTTTCAGAAAAGCCCATTGTATTTTTTATTTTTTCTACTTGAGCTTTTTGAGCAGCATTATCTTTAATTTTTTTATTTCTAGCATCTCTACTTTCAATAAATTGTTTTCTATTTTTTTCCGCTTGCTCTTCTTTTTTGCGCTGAGACATAAGCTTAACGCCATATTTATCATAACCAGGTTTACCAGCGTTTGGATTTGTTTTTTTAGCCATAATTAATTAATTTGTTTTTCTGCTTTATTCGCAGCTTTTTCCCAAGGCAAAGCTGGAGAGCCTTCAATATATAATTTTCCCTTGTAATCTATTTTTTTATCGGGAGTTCTTTTATATTTCTCGTTGTTCCAATAAATAAAATTTTTATCATAGTTTAATTTACCAGACTTCATATCTTCTTGATGCTTTTTTTCATGAGCTATAACCTGCTTCTTTTTTGTAGGTGATAACCCATTAGCAACTTCTATAGTGCCATTTTTATTAGCTCTACCCAATACTCCTTTTGGTAAACTATTTGAAAAATCTTTTTTAAATAAAGGTAAACCTTTTTGAATTCTCTTTTTAGCGTACTCTTTACGCTCCTCTTTATTCATTTTTTGGTAAGCTTGCATTCTTTTAAGCTTAGGATCAATTTTAGGACCATACTTTTTCATAAAAGCCTTTTTAATTGTATCAGCTTTCTTTTGCTCTTTATCTTTCTTTTGTTGAGCCTGTATCATTCCCAAATCCCATTCGCTATAACCTAAAGCTAAACCAATAGATTGCCACAATTCAGTATCTTGATCAACTGCAGTTTTTAAGTTGTTCATTTTACGCACAGCTCTATCTAAAGGTATATTAGCTAATGCAGAAACGGTTTGTCCTACAGCCATATAAGCTGGATTGTCAATATCAAAACCTCTAGTTTTCATTTTTTCAATCTCTTGCTTATAAGTAAACGTTCTACCAACAGACTGTAGCTTTCTTATTTTAGAATCTACAGGTGGTGATATACTTGTTATTTTAGCTGCAGCTTTAGTATAATCTGGTCTTCCGCTATTGTATTGTTTAATAGCTTCCATAACAATGTTCTTAATCATCGCTACGCCAGCCCCATACACACCTGAACCTCTTAATAAAGTATCAGCAATACCATTACCAATCCTACCGATCTTTTCTTTTTCATCATCATCTTCTTCATCAGAAAATAACATTGCAAACATTGCAGACTGTAAAGCTGTAAATATAATATTTTGAACAGCTCCATAATAAGCAAGTTTAGAAAGATTAGTCTTCCAGTCGCCGCGTCCATTAAAGAGATCTAAAGCAGCTTTTTTAGTCAATCTAGTATATTGCATAGGTGTGTTAGCAAAAGCTAATACAACGCGCCCTAATGGACTTGCCTGCTGCATAGAAACTCTATCAGGTCTTGACGACTGCTGAGATTCTTCAGTTGTTTCTTTAAAATCTAAAAACGCTTGCTCTTTTGCCTGCTCTTCAGTAAGTCCGTCTTTCATTAACGACTTAATTCTGTTTCTATAAAAAGCAGCACCTCCAATTGATATTGCAAAACTATCTGCAAGTTGAGTTGGTAAAAAACCTTTCTTTAATACAGCAGCCAATGCAGCTCTAACTTTGTTGTCAGAAGTTGAAGCAGCTCTAGCTATTTCATCAGCATTAACATCTGTTTTTAATCCACCTCTTCTTTGTTTTAAAAAGTCAGAATTAAATATTTCAGAAAAATCAGCCCAATACTGTTTTTGATTTGCAAACGCAGCAGCAACTCTCAATGGATTATTATCTGTAAAGTTTAAATAGTTAACTGCCGATATTGTTTGTAGCAATGCAGATCTAGTGTTAAAGAACATTATAGTACCTACAGAGTCATTAACCCAGTTCATAAACTGATTAGTTAATTTATTAGCACCTGTAGGTCTATTGCGACCGGTCTTCATTCTATAAAGCATATCGCTTAACGCTTCAGTGTAATCTTCACCGTAGATAGCACGAAGTTTATTCATGTTATCTTTGCTATACACTGTATCTACGTTTTCTTGCCACTGGCTTAAGTACTGTTCTCTACTAGCTGTATTTGTATAATTAACTAAATCAGTAGTTATTGTACCGGCTAACCAATCACCTGTTGGTGCTGGATAACCATCTAGAGTTAAACCTTGTATTTGCTCTGCAAAACTTTTTAGCTCAGGCTTGCTTTCAATATATTTATTTATTGCTTCAATATCTTTTTTAGCAACATTATCAGGCAGCATACCTTGCTGGTCCCATAAATATAATCTTATAGCCTCTTCATTACTAAAATCTCTTACAGCGTCATTACCTAACTTAGCGGGTGAATTTTTAATTTGCTTTTTAAGCTCGGTCCACTGTGTCATAGACTGCTGCTTAGCTATTTCAAAATCACGAATACCTCTTGCGTAAACATCGGTAATATTTTCTTTATACCATTTAAGATTTCTATCACCCTCAGCTCCCTTACCAAGCGTAGGATATATTAATCCCATATAGTCTTCAGCTGAATAAGGTACAAAAAACTTAAAAGGATTATTTTTCTTTCCAAGCTTTATAGCTCTAGCTTCAGAATATGTAGCATCAGCTGCAACCCCTTTAACTCTTTCAAGCAAATTATTAAAATCGTCGCTAAGATTTTTGCTAGCCAGAGCTCTTTGTGTTCTTGATTTTACATCAACTGTTTTTAAAGCTTCTTTTACAGCGGTAACATTTTTAATTGCATCATCTGCAAAATAAAAATCATTATACCCTTCTTTAGTTTTACCTAATATCCAGTCTGCTTTTGCCTTCGCAGTGCCGTCTCCAAGCCCAACAATATTTTCTTTTTTAAAGTTTATACCAGCTAAGCTTAAAAACTTTTGTATTGCATCAGCGGCGTCAGCGGGTCTAGCGGTAAGAACAAATAAATCTTCATTTCCTCTAGCGTCCGCTATTTTTTTAGCAACATTAAATAAAGGTCCTTTTTTACCATCAATTACTTTGCTAAATTCTGAAAAATCAAATTTTGCGCCTTTGTCTTTTAGCTCTTGATCTCTTTTTGCATATTCAGTTGCATTAAGACTACCAGTAGTGCCGTTGGGCAAAGTATATTTAACTTGAGAATTACTTTTAGCTAAAGTGTCATCAAAATCAAATACTCTTATTTTTTTAACTGGATCAACAGACTTGCTTGCTAATATTCTTTCCGTAGCAATTGGTTGTCCTGTAGCGTCTACACCGTATACTTCTTGAAAAGTGCCTCCGTTTAAATCTATAATACTTGAAGGATCTAAACCTCCATCAAACAAAGCAACAGTTGGATTAAAATACCTTTCTGTCCAGCTATTTGAAAATACTTTCCAGCCTTCTGGCATTCCGGTTCCTAAACCAGCATCACCTAGTTTATAATTTAAAGCTTTATCTAATGCTATTACTTTATAGTTATTTTTAACAGCTTTAAAATCTTGATAAAAATTTCTATTAGAAAGTATACTGTCTAGTAAATACAAATAAGCACCAGTAGCGGGCATTGCATGTTCAAATTCAAACAGCCTCCTGCCATCTCCTTTAACATTTAATGATCTGCCTATAACTTCAGCACCTAATCTATGTGGATGATTTTTTACATTAGCTACTAACTTAAAATAGTTTCCAAATACAATAGCTGCATTTTTATCTTTCTTAATAGCATCGTGAATTCTTTTCCACATTTCGTCAAAAACTAAACCATTTTGTTCATTGAACTTAGCAGTTGTGCCGTTTTCAAAATTTTGTTTTTGTTTAGCTTCAGTATTACCTACAGCTTTACCATTTTCATACAATCTTCTTGTATAATCAGTAACGCCTGGAATATCATCACCCCAGTTTTTAAAATTATTATATGAATCTTTTAATTTATTTCTATAATAATTATATACTTCATCTCTTTCTTGCTCAGTAAAAGACCTAGATTTACCACCTATAACTCTTTTACTGTGAGTAAACATTCCTGTTCCTTCTCCTGTAAATAAAAACTTTTTAGGAAATATTGGAAATACATATTTTTCTAAGTCAGATATATATTTATCTATGTTTTCTTTTTTTCTTAAATCATATATACCTCTACCTAAATATTTATTTAAAAGCTTATTAACATCACCTGTTTCTAATCTAAACTCTCTATCTAAACTAGACTTAGGCTTATCAAATTGACTTTTACTAGCTAAAACAACACCGTGCTTCTTTTTAAATATTTCAGCAGTAGCAGGATCTTTTTTAGCAAATTCAATTCTAGCCTCATTTGCTAATTGTCTAGCTATAGCATTATTTAAAGACTTTTTACGATCAGCTCTTGTTGATGCTTTTTCGTCCGTAGCTTCATAATAATCTATAAACTCTTCTTTTGTTGGTGGGTTTGTATTCCAATCTGCAGATATACCGCCACCTTTTTGAAAGTCTATATTATTTAATGCAGCATCTAATAACGCTTCATAATTCTTATTTAAATACTTAGAAAAATCATCTGAATTTTTAGTGTTTTTACCTAATTCATTTTTAATATCATTAAATAATTGCTTACTAAAAATATCATTAAAAGCCTTATTTCTAGCAGAAAGCTTTTTAACATCAGATGTTTGTTTTCCTTCTAAAGATTTATCTGCCTTTATAGCCGCTAATTCTGCTAATTTATTTGTTTTTTCTGAAAGCTCTTTAGGCAGCTTTAAAGCTTCAGCTATAGGTTTTTTAGTTGAAACTTCGTCTGGTGCTTTTTCTTCAGCCGTAACAGCTTTAGCTTCTGTTACATCTGTTGTAATACCTACACCGCCTTCTTCAACTATAGATTCAATACCTAATTGCTTTGCTAATCTATTAGATCTTTGAAATGCTCTAATGCTAACAAATTTATCAATGTCCTGCTTTGCGGGATCATATTCTTGATCTACTATCGTAGCCAAGTCTGAAATCATTGCATTTTTATATTCCTGTCTACTTACGCCTTCTTTAGCTTCTTGTGGTATTGGATCATATAATCTTTTAGTTACCGCCTCAACTATTGGCGCCACTTCTTGGCCAAATTCAGATTTTACAAAATCAAAAGTTTCCTGTCCTTGTGGCGTTTTAAGTAAACTTTGTTGAACTAAAGTTCTTTTATCCCCATATTTTTCAAGTAAGCCTTTTAAATTTGAACGGGAATCTTTTCTAGCTTTTTTAGCTTCTTTCTGAATGTCTTCAGTTTTAATTAGCCTTCCTTCAAAACCTTCTTTAGCCCCTCTTATTAAAGCTTGTCTTAATCCGCCTTTTGAAATATCTTTATTATAATCTTTTATAAAGTTATAAACATCTTTACCAGAATCAAATTTTCTTTTAATACCTACAGCGTCAAATATTTTTCTAAATTGATCACCTATTTTTGTAAATAAGTTTTCATTAAATTTTAAATCACCAGTAGCAGTAGCATCAGAAAATAAAGCTAAAACTTCTTCACCCCTTACAGCTTCTTTTTCGGTTTTGTATAATTCTAATCTGTCCTTAAAAACAGAATCTTTTACTTCATTACTATTTAATTTATCAATTTCTGTTTTTAAAGCATTGCCTAATGATACAGCTGTAGCCGGACTATCTTGTAAAGTTTTAAATAATACAGCGTGAAGAAATTCGTGGGACCCTACATTTATAGCGCCTGTTTTTTTAGAAACTTCTTCATTTATTATTATTTCTTGGCTGCCATCAGGGTTTTGTATTATAGTACCGTCATTACTTTCGGCTAATACTTTTGATTGCTTTGTTTTTCTTTTATCTTTAGAAAGCAAATAATTTTCAACCTCTTGCGATGTTCCAAATCTTTTAAATGAAAGGTTATCCAGTTTACTAGATAAACCTTCAATTGTTTTAAGATTTTTTTCTAAATCAGCATCTGATCTATTTATAGCGTCAGATTTAATTTTAGTTAACTCTTGTATACTATTATTAATATTTGAATTTATTTCTTCTAAAAGTATATTTTGATCTTCTTTGGTTATTTCACCATTTTCAAATCTTGAATTAACTTTATCTTGTTTTTGTTCTAATTTAGTTACTTTATCATATTCCTTTGATGCTCGATAAACTTCATTATCAGTCATTGCATTAAACATTTTATTGTTTTGCAATATAACCTCAGCAGCTTCTTGCTGCTTTTCTTTTATTTGTTTATCAATAGCTTTTTTTACTTCTTTGTCTTTTGTGGCTGTTTTTTGCTCACGTAAAGTTTCTACGTCCTCTAAAGCTTTTCTAATATATTTTGATTCAAAAACAGAACGCATAGCTGTTGCAGCTTTTAATTTATCTGTTTTATCAATTAATAAATTTGATTTACCCCCGCGCAAAATTCCGCCACCAACAAAGCCCTGTAAATATGACTCCAATCCTTCTTCTGAAAATATTGCATCAGCAAAAGCTTCTGTTTTATTTTCACCTTTAGCGCCAGCTATATTGGCCGCATCTAATCCGGTTTGAGCCAATTCAGTTAATCCTTCTTTGTTTCCAGACAATAGTGCTGCAGCAATAGTTTTATTAATGCCGCTTTGAACAGCTTTATTCATTATTGCCTTACCAGCACCTTCTAAACCAGATCTTTCTAATATAGCGCTCATTGCTCCTATTGTAGCCGGAAGCGCAACTTTATCTTCGTTGTCTCTTATTAAATCTGAAAGTGTCTTGCCTTTTTGGGCAGCTAAGGTATCATTGTAATCAATATATGATCTTCCAATTAAATCAGTAGCTAAACCGCCTCCTTGTGTTAGCAAGTTTATAGCTAAAGAAGATCCTATAGAAGTAATACCATTTACCACTCCTGCGGCAATTTCACCTATATCACCTTCTTTAAAACCTTTAACTATTGATCCGGTTTTACCCATTTCAGCTTCTTGCAACTTTTGTTGTTGTATTGCAAAATCTAAATCTTCTTTAGATAAACCTTCTTTAAAAAATTCTGGTATTTTTTCGTTAGCGACAAAAGCATCAATAGCCTCATCTCCAAATATACCTCTAAATATTTTATTACTAGCTACTACAGTGTTGGGTATAAATTGTTGGAATTGGTCAGCAACATTAGTTATACTATTAACCATTTTATCTGTAGTGGATAATTCGCCTTGTGCTTTTTCTTTAGCTAATCTTTCGTTTATTTTATTGCGCAATTCAATTTCTTGCCTTGCTTCTCTTTCTTGATATGTTTCGTTTCTTTCAACGTCTGGCTTAAATATTTGGTCTACAATACCTAAAGCAGGATCTTCACTTTGTAATTCCGACGAACCACTTTCCAACTGCAATCCCGTATCGGGTCTTTGCCCTGCTGCAGGTGCAGTTATCTCCGCAACAGGTTCGGGCTTTTCCACTTGAACTTCTTGTTCTTCCAAAGTAGCATTAGGAAATTTTTTAAGAAATTCTTCCTCTCTATTTGGAGCAACATTATATTTTACTCCATCTACAATATAAATTTTATTCATATTATTATTTTGCAAAGTCGTTATTTATTTGAGCTTGTCCTATTCCCTGCATTTCTGTTATAGGGTCATTAGTACCTGTTTTAGTACCTGCTGGAATTGGTTTTCTTCCGAAAGATTCCATACCTGTAGCTGCATATATTTTTTTATATACATTATCTAGATTATTAAAATCATCTATATAAACCTGCACAGGTGTTCTTCTATTTGCTGGTAATTTTTCATTAACAATTTCATAGCCTAAAAATCTACCTGGAATTATTTCACCATCAGCACCTATGGATGGCTCGGTATAAATAGGTTTAGGATTGTTAAACCCTTTTTCTATAAGACTTGTTTTTACGTCGTTAACAAACTTACCTGGCTTAGTTGCAATTTCCTCTTTAAACATATAGTTTTTAGAAAGAGGATCGTTTTCGTTGTTATTATTAATAGTAGCTGCTGGTAAATTTGCTATTGTATTATTAACGTCTCTTCTATTATCAAGCTTTTCTTTGTATTGTTCATATTGATCTTGTCTAGCTCTACGTTCTGTACTAACAGCTTTTTGGTTAATACCGTACATGGCTTCTGCTTTTTGTAACCACTTTTGTTGCAATAGTCTATCGCCTTCTGTTACAATACCATCCGCTTTTTCTTGAGGTGTTAATTGATCTTCATCTATAACAGCTGTAAAAAGCTCCTTAGCTTTAGATCTTGGAACCCCAAAATGATCAACCAATAAAGCAGCACTTTTTCTTTCTTTGTTTCCAGGGCCTGCAGTATTTATAAGATCAGTTAAACTATCTGCAGCTAAATCAGCAGCACTTAAACCTTGCCCACCAATTCCACTAGGACTTTGGTTAAAGTCTAATATATTACCATCTCTGCCTGCGTTTAAATTTATAGATGATTTTATTAATGTATCAACATCATCTTTAACCTGCAGCTTTTTAGATAGCTCACTAAATTGACTTGCTGCAACTTGATACGGCTTGCCATCAACAGTTTCAGATACCCATGTTGTAACACCGTTAATGTTTTCAAATCTACCTTTAGGTGATCCTCTTCTCATATCTTCAGCCATGCCTAATAATTCAGGTGAATTATAATCTGAAAATGTACCATTTTCTATAGCAGTGTTAACCGCACCTAAAAAAGACTTAGCTTCCTGATCCATGTTTTTAATGCTACTAACCTCCCCTTTTAATCTAGCCATAGCTGCAGAATATGATGTCATATCTCCAGTTCTTTTAAGCTCTTTATTTAAGTAAGCAGCTTGATCTGCAATAGATCTTCCAGCAGCAGTCATAATTTCATCCATTCCCTGCACACCAGCAGTAGGCATGATATTTAAATCGTCCATATCTTGCGCCATTTTTTGCGCATAATTATAGTTTAAAATATCTCTTTTAAGCTGTCTGTCTCTTTTAGCTTCAGCTCTATCTGCCATTAATCGTCGCTCTGCTATAGATTCGTCTATAGCTTGCCCAATCATCTGTTGGCTTTTAGCGCCACCAGGCTTGTATTCAAATTCTTTTGACCAAAAGTCGTAATTATAGTTTGCCATATTATCAGTTGTTGCCGAAGCCTGCTTTATCCATGAAACCCGAAACTTTATCCCCAAAAAGTCCCCCTGTTGCTGCGCCTACTGCAGCATTAGCAACGCCAGCTATACCGCCAATAAGATCTGACTTAGCTTGAGCTCTTGCCGCATCAGCAGAATTACTTCTTGCCATTGCTCTACTTGTTTGATCTTGCAATCTATCAAATTCAAATTGTTGTCTAGCAGCATCGCCTTGTCTTTCCATAACATCAGTTTTAAACTGATAATCAGCTGCAGCCATTTGTGCTTGGTTTGCAGCCGTTGCTCCAAATCTAGCGGCGTTGTTTTGTGCTTGTTGATTAGCTAATGCAAATTGATTTTCAGCACCAAATTGTGTTTGTGCAAAACGATTTTGCGCTCCAGCATTAAACTGATTCATTTGATTTTCAGCTCCAAACTTAGCTAATGCAAATTGATTAGCTGCACCTGCTCCAAACCTTGCGGCTTGATTTTGTGCCTGTGCACCAAATTGTGCTGCTTGATTTTGTGCTTGTGCTCCAAATTGTGCAGCTCTGTTTTGAGCCCCCACATTAAATTGACTTTGACCTAAATCAAATTGAGACGCTAAATTTCCTTGTGCTAATTGAGCTCTTTGTAATTCACTTTCACCCTGAGCTCTAAGCATTTCATTTCTTTTAACCTGCTGATCTATAGAAGCAGCCACACCAGCTTTTGATTTTGCTGCTGCTGCCGCTAACGCCGTAGCGCCACCTGCTCCCGTACCGGCTTGCGCAGCTAAATCTTGTGATGCTGCTAATGACTGATCTGCTTCTCTAGCTTGCATATCCGCAGCCGCTGTTGAAACTTGCAAGTTAGCCATTGTATTAGTTAACCCTGTGTCAGCTCCTCTAGCTAGACCCGCTACTGAAGTTGTTCTTGGATCATATCCTTGTGCCGTATAACCCTGTGCTTCATAACCCTGTGATGGCGCTAACGTTGCTAGCTGAGCCTGAGCAGCGGGGCCTAATTGACCAACTTGAGCCTGAGAAGGATCATAGCCTGACATTGAAATATCAGGAGTATCCATTCCTGCATATACATTTTGTAAATCAAAAGCGTCTTGTCTGCCTCTAGCGGCTTCTAAACCTGCGGTAGCAGCTTTCTGTTCTCTTCTTCTTTTTCTACCTCCAAAAAGTGATGCTACACCTTTTACTATATCTCCCATTAGTATTTTAGTATTAATTCATAGGAAGGAGTTTCATCGCAATAATACTCCGCCTTTTTATATTTTTCTAATAATCTACCTGGCTTTGCCCATGCAAAAGCATATTTATAACCTAAGTCTTCAGCAAAATCAGTTGTAAAATCTACTAAGAGTTGCAATGCATCACTTCTGTCGGTGTCACGATAAGATCTATCACTCACTACAACAGCTGGAATTGCCATCTTACTATTTGTCATCCATAGCCACATAGCTGCAATAGGATCATTTCCTTTGCAAACCATAAAGCCGCCTAGTCCTTCACGTTTTTTTTCTTGTTCATCACCCACTTGAAATGCTCCGGGTAAAAAGTCACGAGGGAAGCCTTCAGAACCATAAGCTTCCCACCAACTTGGTATTAAATCCCAATCGGATTCTTGTAATTTTCTTACTTGTAATTTCATATAATTTAATTCGATGAATTGACTGCCTCTGAATTTAATGCAAACAGCTCTTTTTTTGTGCTTGCATTTTCAATAGGCAATACTAATTTTATAATAGCAAAGGCACCTTTTATACCTGATATTAACTCTTTGCCATCTTCTACTATAGCTCCGTTCTCAACCTTATATTTAGTTTGTTCAGAAACTATAGGCGTAAAATACTTGCCTTCTTTTTTTTCAAAAGGAAATTTTATTATATCAGCCATATCATCCCGCTTGTGTTATTGTTATTGTTTTTGTTGCATCTGGAGACGTAACTACTCTAGTGTTTCTATTTGTTATAGTTGCTATAACACTTCTTGAAGAGCCTGTTGAATTAACAGAAGCACCTATGAAAAATGCAGTATTAGCATTTACAACAGCTGTTCCATTATTATTATTAAATTCTACCCATGTATTACCTTGTGCAGGTTGCACTTGTATTTCAACATTCCAGGTACCCGGAATATTAACAGCGTCCCCATTTTGGTTTAACGAAATAGTTGATGGTATAGATCCTAATGTAGCAGCATCAGCTCCTGTTCCAGTAATTGTAGCAGTAGCTACAGTGTCTGAGGATATTGCAGGTAATTGTATGCTTGCTGTTAAGACCCCGTCCATCGGGTTAGATCCACCAGTGCCGGTTCCTAATTGTTTTGTTATACTAGCGTTTGTAACATCATATGTAACATTAAAAGAGTTAAGGTTAAAAACCTCATTAACGCCCGCTGTAAAAACTATAGTAGCTAATCTATTCGCACTATCTTCAAAAGGAGATATATAATAGGGGTTTCCTATTGTAGTGTTAATAGGTGTGTTTAAAACGCCTCCGCTACTGCCTGTTAATGCGGCCCACGTTAATGTTGGCTTCAAATTTGCCGCTCCATTTATTGTTATAGTTCCTGCTGTAGCTTCTGTTGGTACAGTTACAGGAAGAGTATAAACAACATTATCTCCGTCTCTAGAGTTTGTAAGAATACCAGGGTTTGTTGTAGCGGGCATTCCTGAAGTATTAACTGTAATATTAGCGGGATCTACATAATAATTTGTAAATGCTGCAGTAGAAAAAACAACATTATTACTTCCACTATTATTAAATATTTGAGATGCTGGAGTTATTGCAGAAAAAGCAACCGTATCTATAGTGTTAACCGTCAATAAAGCTACAGTAAATGCTAAACTAGCGCCAGTACCAGATATATTTAAAGTTTGAATAGTATTTGAATTTCCTACAGTATGTTGAACTAAAAAAACTAATTTTCCTTCAGTTATAGCTGGAGGATTAATTACAGTTAAATTACTTCCTATTTCTGGAGTTAAAACAATATCGCTAACGCTATTAAATTGAAACTGTGAATTTAAAGGCTCAACAAATACTGCCCAAGAAACACCTTCGTTTTCTTTTGCAATTACCGTATTAGCACCATTAAAAACAGAATTATCTGCAGCACCTGATAGTTGTAATGTTGTAGAAAAAGAAGTAGCCGTTTGAGGAATTTCGCCTGAATTATCTATATCTGTTTGAATATATTCAACTCCCCATCCTTCGTCGCCTTCATAACTCAAAGCATTATACTGTTTTATTAAAGATGGAGCATCATTAAATATTGGAACTACATAAGATTTTTGAGTTCCAGAATTATAAAAATTATTATGAGTTACATTTTCCGTATGATGTTCCCATAGTGTTCCGCCATTAAATGTGTAATAATAATTATTTAATGAAATACCACCTTCTTGTTTAAATCCTTTAAAGCTAGTCCAACCATTAGATCTATCATCAAAAGACAACGTTAAATAACCTTCACTAGCTGTTTCAGTATTTGTATCCTCATTGCTGTCAAATCCTTGTCCAATAATGGTTAACTCGTAGCAGCGATTATATTCATCATAAGATCCAATTATTTGAGTAGATTGTTTTAAAGCGTCTCTAAAAAAATCTCCCATCCCTGCCTTAGCTATTTCAGTAATACCATTTTGAGATAACCTCAATACAGTCCCTCGGTTTTTATCAGTAAAGTATTTTGCAAAGCCATAGCTAGCAAAAGACTGAGGATCTTGTGATATTCCAAATTCACCTGCATAAGCAGCCACTGTACCTAAAAATTGTGTATTACTAGTTACAGGTACCGCTCCACCTTCTGCAGAATATATAAAGTTTTTATTTACAGGAGATCTAGAAACCTTGTCTTCTTGAAATATTATAACTTGAGTATCGTCAACAAATAATTTTTGTACGGAACCATCTAATGGATCTAATGAGATTGTTAAACCACCCTCAGACTCATTAAATTGATTTATATAATTAATACCTGTTCTAGAGTTTAAAAGCCCACTAGAATGTATCAATGTGTTTCTTCTTCTTTCTTGTGTAAAGTTTTCTTGTACAACAAAAGCTCGAACACCTATATCAAAAAACGGTTCATTAAAACCAGCTCGTATTCTATTTATTTCAATGTGATTACCTGCTGTAAAAGTTAACAGTATACAATTAAAAAACGAAATATCTGTTGTAGTAGCGGGTATTTCTGATACTAATCCGCCTGTTGACGTTTCGTAAAATATATCCAACTCTGAAGACGTTGGCTCAGTTTCAAAAACACAAAGACCACTAGTTACTGAAGCACCAGAATTATTTATTGTTGTTACTAATGCATCCCCTGATGGATTTGCAATAGACTGCACTTTAGTTAAATTAGCGTACGGTTTTGTGTACACATTGCCTCCAGATAAAAATTTAGGATATACAGAAACATCACAAGGTGATATTGTTGGAGATGTACTTGGCGGAATAGTTGCCGTTTGATCTCTAGGTATTTTATTTATACTATCACCAAAACGATTAACAGTATTGGCGGCATCGATTGTAGAAATCCAGTTATAATATTCTTGCTCTCTTTGCTTTACAACAACTCTATATGAATATGCCCAAGAGGGTATTTGTGTAGTATCCGTAAAAGTAATACGCAGAGCATTGAACGCAGTTGTAGATGCTGCATCTCCATTTCCTGGATCTATAAAAACAGTATCTGTACCAGAGCTTGATAATATAACAGGTGATTGTCTTCCAAATTTGTCTGCTAAAACAATACCTACCTGATATGTTCTTCTTGACTTAACTGATTGGTTTTCTAATATATTATTTCTAGCAGAAGTTTCACCTGTTCTTGTAATTGTAAAAGAAATATCTGGAATATCGTAGTTTTGTAAAAAATTACCATATACTAATCTTCCGCCAGCAACCTCTTGTGCTTTTGCTTTAATTGGTACCGCATCATAAACTCTTGTAAGTTGATCGCCTGGTAATGTTCTAAACGGGTCAGTAGACGAATATGTAAAGTTTACAAAAGGCTCAGTTGTAACATCTTGATCATCAACAACATATAGTGTTCCTGAACCAGACTCTTTGTATATTAGCTCAACGTTTTTTATTCCGTAACCCGTAGGTGTTGGTATTTGAAGTTGAACTTGATTAATTGCGTTAACAAACGTTTCAATTTCACCAAAATTAGATAACGAAGTACTTATGGTGTCTGTTTCATTTAGTCTTGAAAAAACTATAGGACTAAATGGAGCTAATGTGCTATACTCATTATCATCAAATTGCCATCTATAAGAAAATCTAATTAGCTTGTCTTCCATAAACGTAGAAGATATATTAGATTCTCTTGTTGCAGATACTAAAGTTGGCGACTCATAAGGGGCAAACTTTGCAACTGATATTAAATTATCAATATCATTAGCTGCTGTATAATAAGATGTGTTGTTTCTAGCGGTTACTACATTTATTTTTCTAGGATAATTTCTATTATCCGTCCAAAATAATAAATCATCTACAATGTTTATTCCTGTTATTGGATAGCTTTGATGTAGATTAAGTTGGGCTGAAACAACTAACGCGGTAGTTTGCTTTGTTTTTTGGTCATATTCAAATAAACCATGCTGCCCAGTGTTCGTTTCATTGTAAGAAGAATTACTTGTTACAAAAAAATATATTTTTTCTGTACCTGTATCGCTTATGTATCCAATACATTTACCATTAGCTAAATTGCTTTGAGAAACAGCTTCATTACCCAATAAGTTTTCAATAGAACCAACATCCGAACTTTCAGATTGCCCAACAGTAATATTAAAACCTTCCCGGTATTCTCCAGGAGGCACTAGTCTGTCGTCCAAATCGCGGTTCATTTTACCAACGTTGAACGTTCTTTTAATTTCTGGCATACAATTTTATTAGTGTTTAATCCACTTTGCTTTATTACGTAATATTTGAGCCATTTCAGTAGACTTCATATTAGATAATCTTATTTTTGCATTTCGCATTTTAGAAGAAGCTTCTTTTTTGTAAAGCCCAGCAGCACCCGCAGCAGAGCCTCTAAGCTTAGCTAAATTATAAAGCATTGAAGCGTATACAGCGTCTTCCGCTAATTTAGGAACGTATACATTATCAAAATTACCATTATCACCTAAACCGTCAGATATATATGTAAAAGTTATAAAAGTGCCTTCTTTAAAAGCAGCATCAAAATAAACTTTTCCAGCTTCTGTATCTAAAACAAAAGTGCCATTTATATTTTGGTATTCAGGAGTTGATCCGTATCTTCTTCCGTAATACAAATAATCATCAGTGTCAAAATAGCCGTTATAATAATCTTGAGTTTGTTGAACGTCCATTAATCTTTCAGCTGATTGATATTTTTCAATAGTTTCAGATATTTCTTTAAAAACTATATTACCTTCTTGATCGTATATATATTTGTAATCTTGATCTTGTGCAACTGATTTGTTTGCTGTAGTTGTTCTGCTTGGCAGTATTGGCTTCATTACACCGTTAGCATCAGTGTATTCAATCCTAACATAATTAACATAGTCAGATGGTAAAGAAATGCTTTTAGTTGGGCTTAATTCTATTTCTATAGATTTTTCAGAATGTAAAACATCATAGCTAAATTCTTGAACAGATCTTTGCGCCCAAAAAGCAACTTCATATCTAGGAACCTTTGTTAAAACTTTACCATCACCCACATAAGCAATCATAAAGTTATTAATTATATCATTTAAGTTTGTTCTACTATAGTATCCCGGTATAGCTAATCCTGTTCCGCCATCTAAAGCAGAATAATTATTTACATCTAAAGGTTTTCTTGATATTGCCATTATTGTTCAGTTGCTGCTATTTGTTGTTCTTTACCTTGTCCAAATCCTGCTATATCAGCTTGTTTTATAACTACCCCTGCATATGTTAAAATTTTAACAACTAAATCATATTCTTCTGAAGCATGTAGCTCAAAATTATAAGACTTTGCAGATGAACTATAACTATCCGTAGCGGGATCAAATACGGTTGGATCATAAATAGGCTTGTTAGGTATACCTGCCGCTATCTGCGCAGCTGTAGGCATAATATAGCCCCATTTAGGTCTGTTAGGCTTTTTTAAATAATCTATGCTAACACCTGTAGTTATTGTGCTAGGATAAACCTTAACCCCATCTTTAGCTAATGTATATACAGGTTGGCTATCAACAGGGTAGGTTAAAGGTGATTGGTTAATATATTTTATATCTGAATGATGTGCAAAATCTGCCACTTTATTATTAACAGATACAACGCCTAATCTATAAAAGTCACTAGGATAGTTAAAAACACCATTGCTTAATACTAAATTAGCATCACCGTAAAATTCATTTATTTTCTCAGAAGTGTTTAAAACAGGATCTGCAAAATCACTAGTAATATTTGCATTAAGCTCATATGAAGATTGCTTTCTAAAATAGCTTTCAAATATTTCATTTTGAGCTTGGTTTGCTAGCCTATTAAACTCTTCTGGCGTTATATATCCACGGTTGTCTTTATTAGTTATTACTAATACAGTATTGTAGACGTTATCTATATTTACCATTTATATTTATTGTGTTGGTTTAGACGGCATAGAGTTAATTTCTTACTCTACGCCAAGTGTTTATGAAAGCTTTTTTGTTATAGATTTCATTAAATCTACACCTTCATCAGTTTTAAAATATTGAGCTAACGCCGCGTATGGGTGCTGTTCAAATGGTACTGTTAAAACTTTTTTGCCATTAGCAAATTTAAAAACAGTATTGTCATCAGTAAGTTGTAAAATTCCAACTTCAACAGCTCTGTTAGCTAGATTTCTTAATTTTATATCTTCGTCTTGAACAAGTTCTAAAAATAAAACAGGTTGCGATTTAGCAAATCTATACGCGTCCCTTTTTAATTCTTTAGAAGAAAGGCTAGCAACTGTTGAACCTAACTCAGTTCTCATAATAGCTTCTAAATGTTCAATATCAATTTCGTTAACTAAGTTTAAAGCTTCAAGTTCTAATTCTAAAACATCAATTTCATCTTCAGCTTCTTGCACTTCGTCAACTTCTTCCCATAATTTATTTCTTTCTGGGTGATATAAAGAAAGTAATTTTTGTAAATTTTGTTCTTCTTTTGGAACATATAATACACCATCTAAAAACATTACATGAGATAATGTTACGGCTCCATCTTGTTCATCTACGAATAAAGATCTTTGATTTGTAGCGTAACGTATTTCTCTGTTTATTCCGTTTGCTTCATCAAAATAAAGCAAAGGTTTTCTAGCTGTGTGTTTTGTTTGTATTGTCCAAGAAATAGGTGATCTATTACCTGTTAGTACATATGTTCTATTTTTTATCTCCCATCCTTTTTCAACGTCAGGAGCTTTTGTTGTTTTTGTTGTCATAATTAAATAATATAAAATAAGAATACTGGGCTCCGAAGAGCCCGTATCCTATAGTTAAAAAACTTATTAAGCTTTAAATAATACGAAGTTATTTGCAGCTTGAGTAATAAGACATCTTTCAGTCAGATAGTGCATTCTCATTTCGTCAATATCTGAGCTAGTAGGTCCTCCAACAGATCCTGTAATCCAAGATTTCATTTTTCTGTTGTCAGTTTCTGAAGCTCTATATCTTACGTGTAAGAATGGACGCTTAATGTTTGTACCAAGTTGTTGGTCATAAACAGTAGACGTACCAGCAGGCACTAAAACACCTTCAACATCTCCAAAACCTCCACGAGTTGACCAGTCATTTAAGTATTTCCAGTCAGTTTTGTAAAAGTCATAAGATCCTCTGCGGTATCCAGTAAACCCTAAAGTAAGCGCCATATCTTCGCTGTTGTTAAATACTCCATAAGAAGTACCACCACTAGCGTAGCCACCATTTTGTTGAGCAAGAATATCATCAATTTCTAATGATAAATCACGATTTAAGAAAAGCATGTTTTCTTCAATAGCTCCTTGCTTGTCTAATTGCTTAAGAACAGCATCAAAATCAGTAAGTGCTCCACCACCTGTAGCTTGCGCTCCAAATCCTGAATATACATTACCTCTTTCTTCAATTGCATCAAAGAAACCTTGAGTACCACGTGCATTTTGCGCAGCAAGGCTACCTCCATAAGTTCCAAGAGCGATATTAGCTCCTCCAGCAGCTTTTTCAACACCTTCAACCATAGCCATTTCTACGTAGTCTTCCCAACGTAGTCTATTTTCGTGCTCTGATTTTAAGTACCATAGGTATCCATCTGCTCCGTTTTCTGAAGTTACTTCAATCCATCCAATCTGAGCTGTGTCAGATCCATTGATTGAATAGTGCTCTTTCATAATGATTGGAGCATTAGTAAATGTAGCATAGCTAGGATCTAGCTTTTCAGTAAAGTTTCCAGTACCTTTAGCAAATTCAGATCCATATACCATTGCAGTTACTCGCTCAGCAGCAGTTACACCAGCATGAGCTTTGTAAGCTTTAATTTGGAAGCTAGCGCCTGAAACTGCTGTTACCACACCTTTAATAACATCAGCAGTTCCACCAACAGCAGAAGTTGCAGATGACTGAACTTGTACCATAGCCGTTTGACCAACTTTAAAGTTACAGTTTGATGTAGTATTAGATGTTAAACCAACACTTGTTGGTTGAGCAGGAATAGTGAAGTTTAATACTCCACCTGCGTTAGCGTTAGCTGCAATAACTGCAGCAGCACCAGGAGCTGGTAATGTAGCTGCGGTTCCTTGAGGAAGTACATTTGCATAACGAGTATGTAAACGTCCTTGCTCAGTCCAGATAATTTGATCTGAAGTTGAAGGCATCTCTGCAGATACCATTCTTAAAAATGATCCGATTGAACGATTTCCGTAGCGTTCTACTTCTTTTTCGTATACATCGGGTAAAAATTGTTGTGTCCATTGATCATGCGCCGCTGAGGTGAAGTCAATGTAATTCCCAGCATAAAGTGTTTTAGACTGAGTTGGTTGTAATGCGGCAGGAATGCCACCAGTAAAAGCCATTTTGTTTGATTTTAAGTTGTGTTATTTATTCCATTTAATGCGCAACTTATCAGATGAATTTCCAGATACAACTCTAATTTTATCTCCGTATTCGGTTTTTATAGTTGAATTATCGGAGCGAGGGTCCATATTAATGTTTTTTGCTTGCTTGGCAGCTTCTTTCACGGCGTCGGCACGGCCTTGCTCATAAAAGTGATTTGCAATCTTATCTGCATTTTTAGCAGCAAACAACGCTCTATGGTATCCTGCAGCGTCCGCTACAGAACCGTCGTCACCTAAAAATTCATTAATAAAATTAGAAATATCTGATTGATATTGTTTAACTTTTTCAGTGTTATCTACTTTAAACCTGTATTTGTTTTCTCCGACCTTAAAATCAAAACCTTTGAAATTATCATTAAAAACTTTATTTGTTTTTTCAATAAACTCTTTTTGAAGATTATTATACTCTTCTGATTGTTGCTTAGAATTATTATAATACTCCATAGCTTCAGCATATTCAGGAGCAACACTTTCTTGCTTTCTTAACTTAAGATCGGCATAGTATTTTTCCCTACTATTGTTAAAATAATTTTGGGCATTATATAATTCTTCTTTAAAAGCTAATTGCTTAGCTTTAATTTCTGACGGATCGTCCGTCTCTTCATCATATGCAAAGTTTTTGTTGAATAAAAAATCAACATCATCTACATCTAAATGAGGTTTTGTATTTTTATAATATTCTCTTAATAAAGTTGTGCTATCCATTTTAGAAATGTCACGATTAAGATTAACATAATCTTCTACCGTTCCGCCAGTTTCTTCCATGAATTGCACCAGCTTTTCAACATTTTCAGGTAAAACAACTTTTGTTTCTTCTTGTTTTATTTCCTGTTTTGTTTCTTGCTGGATTTCTTTCTGTACTTCTTGTTTTTCTTCTTCTTGTGGTTCATCATTTACTAATTGCAATGGTGAATCATCAATTACTTCTTCTTCTTCGTTTTCTTCTTTTGTATCTTGCTCCCGTACTTGTTCGTCCACTTCCGGGCTATCTTCGGCTCCATCGCCCACAGATACGCTCTCTGTTTCTTGCTCTTGAATGGCATCTTCTTTAGGTGTTGGTGGTTTATCTAAATTTACTTTGTAAACGCCGTCGTCTTGAAGACCATACGATTCATCAACAGAACCTTCTTCAATAGCCTGTTCTAAAACAGCAGCTTCTTTTTCTTGTGGTGTTGCAGGAGGTGTATTGTCTTCTACAACGTTAACTTTAACTTGTTCTTCCATAATTGTATATAATAAAATAATTTAAATAGTTTTATCTAGGTTCAAATCTTGATAAATCGAAACCCCCTAAAACATCATTGCCTTTAGACTCAAAGGACTTTTGTGGTTTGCCCGTATCAGGCGGTCCAGTTATTTTGGACGCACTAACTTTTGTGTTAGCTATTTCTTTTTGAGTTTCACTTTGCTTTTCAACAAGCTCTTTTTGCGCTTGTAACTCTAATTGTTTTAATCTAACATTTAAATCAAACTCATATTGCATAAGTTCTCTTTTTGTTCTTGCCTCAACTTCCATCTTTTTAATAGAAAGCTCATTTTCAGCTGTAGAAACTTGAATTTTAGATTCTGTTTTAATTTGTTCTGCTTGCGCTTTTGCTTGTTCAACAACAATTTGTGCTTGACCTTGAGCTTCTGCTTGTGCCGCACTAGCTGCTTGAGCTTGAGCTTGGTCAACCTGTTGCTTTTTAATTCTTCTAAATTTTAAAAGCTGATTAGCTAATTTTGTATTATTAATTTCTCTTATATCAATAGCGTCTTCTAAAAATATACTTTTTTGTGCTAGTGCTGTTTGTATATTAGCCTCTAGCATTTGTTTTTCTTCTTGATCAGGTTCTAATTCTAAGAATATACCAAAATCATGCATATGCAAGTCTTTTAGCTCTTCTAAAGAACCAACCGTAAATCTACCTAGTGCAGTTATAAAAGCTTCTTTTGACGGGTGAAATTCTAATACATCTTTAAATCTTAAAGAAATTGCTTCTGCTAAAGAAGTTGTAATAAACATGCTACTTGTTAGTATGTGTCTTGTAGCTGTATTACTATTTGCAGCTGCTAGCTTTTGAACACCCACTAAAGCTTTTGGATCTGGATCAGATCCATCTCTAGCTTCATTTAAACCAGTAACATCACGCATCATTTGTATGTACTGATTATATGCTCCTATTAAAACCTGTATTTGACCTCCACCACCACCAGGTAATTCTTGAATAGGTACTTTGCCAGGATTCATTTCACCATCTACAGTTTGAGATCGCCCTATTATAGAACCGGTTTGGAAGTACATGTTCAATGCCTCTTGTGGATTGTAACTTGTACCGTTTCCTAAATCAATTTCAGCTAAACCATCAGCATCTAAATAAACACCAGATGGAGTCATTCTTTGTATTGCTTGCTGTAATTTTAAATGCGTTAGCTGTATTAAATCCGCATAAGGTGCCATTTTAGATACCAAGGAATTAATGTTTCCTTTATAAAGTCTTGGCGCACTTGCAATATAATTCATCATTACCTTATTTGTATTAGATAATGGTCGAATCATGTTAGTCGCCTTTTCCCACTTTAATAATTCTGTAGTACCTAAAATAAAAGCTCCTTCGTATATTACTTCTCTTGCTTGCGCAACCTTTTTAAATCTAGTTCTTTTATCTTTGGGTGGATCAAAAGAATCATCTTTAGGGATAGCTTTTTCAGCACCTGTAGATGTTTCTTTTATTTTGTATACATTATTTTCCCAAGTTTTCCAGTTAAAATATAATACTGTAACTACGTTATTGTCATCTATAACATTATCATTAGTATTACCTATATTATTATAGTCTGTCCAATTTGAACCCTTTTTTGTATACTCTGCAATTTTTTCATCTGTTAAAGATGGGAATTGCTTTTTTAATTCGTTTAATTTTATTTTTTTTACTTCACCAAAATAGTAACAATCAGCAAAATTAGGATCTTCTGTATATGACCATACTAAATTAGCAGGATCTACATAATCAAGCTTAATACCATCTGTATTATTAAAAGAATGCTTAGCACATCCAATACCTATAACAGCTAAATCATAATCAATTCTGCTTTTAATTTCGTCATATTTATTTGAAAGAAAAACGTTGTTTATAGCCTGCTCTTGAGCAATTTCAATACCTTGCTTGTAATTTAATTGCATAAAAAGCTCTAGCTCTTCCGTATTTGCAGGAAGTTCTTCTTCAGGTACATTACGAGCGTTAACACCTAATTCAGCTTCTATATCCGCTAATATTTTTTTTGCGGCTAAATCTCTTTGAATATTGTTAACAAACTTTGTTCTTTTACCTGTGGATATAGGATCTTGAGCAAAAGCTTTAATACTAAAAAGCCTATCTTGCATACCGTTAACAACAATATCTACAAACTTAGGAACAATAGGAACTGGTTTCCAATCAAGATTTAAATAAGAAAGATCACCATTGATAGCAAATTCATCTTTGTACTTTCTTATTGATTGCTCTCCCCTGGCATATAATCTCAACCTATGATATTCATCACGTGTTTGGTAATACCTTCCGGACCCGTTATCCTTGTTAAACCAGTCTTGCTCAATTGCTCTAGCTACAGATAAACCATAATCCTTAGATTTTTTAACTGCATCTGAGACGGCTTGACTCGGAAACTGTGTTATTTGTCCTTTATTTTTTGCCATATTTATTTTATTATCTGACTTCTTAATCCTGAATTTGTATATTTAGAAAATCCAAAATCAAGTTTTTTTGTTTTTCTTTCACCGACGGGTCGGTATAAATGTTTTTGACAAGCCATTATAGCAAGTCCGCTGCTAATAGAAGCATCATGCGCTGTTCTTTTTGAAATATCAAATCTAGCCCAGTCTTCTAAGGTTCTTTGAAAATACATATTACCGTGAGACTCACCTAGATTGCCCACGTGGGATTCTATATATGTTTCAATTGCTGCAGCATGTGCTTGTCTAATGTCTTCAGATGAATTGGGTATACCACCCAACTCTAATTCTGTTTTAGATAATTTAATTTTTGTTTTATCAGG